GATCGTAAGGATGATCAAGATGATAAGTTTAAGAATTCTCGAGCAACGAAAATCTCAAACATCATGGGGTCGTTGACGCTCATGGACTATATAGAAACAATGGTCAACGAAAACCTCGATGATCAGGCAAAGATCATTGACAATATTAGAAAATTTTATACCTGGAGTGAATAATTATGCAATTAGAAGTTAAAGTAGAAGAATTGCGCAAAAAGAAACTTTTTGTCGCAACACCAATGTATGGTGGTATGGCGCATGGTATGTTTGTAAAGTCATGTCTTGATTTGCAGACTCTTTGTTCAAATTATGGTATTGAAGTTCGATACTCTTTTATCTTCAATGAATCATTAATCACTCGCGCTCGAAACTATCTGGCAGATGAATTCCTTCGTGCAGAAGGTTTTACTCATATGCTGTTTCTTGACGCTGACATTCACTTCGATCCACGCGATGTGATTGCACTTCTTGCTTTGGATAAGGAAATCATTGGTGGTCCATATCCAAAGAAATCAATTAAGTGGAGCGCAATTAAAGAAGGTATTGCTAAAAATCCAGACATTCCTGTTTCTGAGTTAGAGAAACTCGCTGGTGATTTCGTCTTCAATCCAGTTCCTGGCACCGAGAAGTTCTCTGTCGCAGAGCCAGTTGAAGTTCTTGAGATTGGTACTGGATTCATGCTGATCAAGCGCGAAGTCTTTGAGAAGTTTGAAAAAGCATATCCAAGTCTGCGTTACAAGCCAGATCATGTCGGTCAAGCAAACTTCGATGGCTCGCGTTATATTCATGCCTACTTTGATACTGTTATTGACAGTAAAGCAAATGGTGGTAAGGGATCTGACCGATATCTCTCTGAAGACTATATGTTCTGTCAATGGTGGAGAAACATCGGTGGTAAGATCTGGCTCTGCCCTTGGATGCGCACGCACCACATCGGAACATATGCATTTACTGGTGACATGCCAGCCGTTGCAAACTTCGTCGGATCTCTATAATTTCATATGATTATTGGTCTAGTAGGCTTCATTGGAGCAGGGAAAGGTACAGTTGCAGATCTCTTGGTTGAGCGGCATGCTTTCATTAAAGAAAGTTTTGCTAATAGTGTCAAGGATGCCTGTGCTGTAATCTTTGGTTGGAATCGTGGTTTGCTTGAAGGCGACTCTTTAGAATCGCGAGCATGGCGCGAGCAAAAAGATGAGTGGTGGTCAGAAAAACTTGGTCGCGAATTCTCACCAAGATTAGCACTCCAGCTAATGGGCACAGAGGCAGGTCGTGATGTATTTCACCCTGACCTCTGGGTCCATACTGTGTTAAGGCGATGCAAACCTAGTCAATATTATGTTATTGCTGATGTGAGATTCCCAAATGAGATCAAGGCTATTCGAGATTCTGGGGGACGTGTTATTCGCGTTCGTCGTGGTCCTGATCCTGAGTGGTATGATTTGGCTAGAGAGTGTAATTTGGGGCATCACAATCTAGATGTGATGCGTAATGCATATCCAGAAGTCCATTATTCTGAATGGGCTTGGATTGGATCTAACTATGATATTGTAATGGACAATAATTGTACATTGGATGAGTTGAAAATTCGAGTTGACAATATAGTCGATTCGATCTATAATAATCGTGTTGAGGCAAATGAGGTCGTTAATTATGAAACTTTCTGATAATACGTTGAACATCTTGAAAAACTTCTCTGGTATCAACCAGAGTATTGAATTCAAACAGGGTAATTCGCTCCGTACAATTTCTGCAGGTAAGACAATCTTTGCAGAAGCAGTTCTTGATGAAACATTCGAAAAGGATTTTTGCATCTATGATCTGACAAAACTCCTTGCAAAACTCTCTCTTTACAAGGATGCTGATCTTTCTTTCGATGTAGATCGCATCAACATTCAGGCTGACCGCAAGCGAGACTATATTCATTATTGTGCACCAGAATTACTGACCAAGCCACCTGCAAAAAGTATCTCTATCACAGAAGCAGATTGCTCGTTTGTTCTTTCGCATGCTGATCTTGATTGGATGCGTAAGTCTGCCAGCATCTCTGGATTGCCAAACTTTGTGTTTGAAAGCGACGGTGCTGTTGTAAACTTTATTGCAACAGATGTCAAGAACAATGCAGCAGATCATTCCAAGATTGAGATTGGAACTGGCGACGGTAAGAAGTTCCGCGTTGTGATGAAAGCAGAGCACTTCAAGTTGCTTGATGGCGATTATGAGGTTTCTGTATCAAAGCGAGGCATCTCCAAGTTCAAACACAAGACAATCAATCTGTCATATTTCATTGCTGTTGATGTTGCAGATTCTTCTTTTGAGGAGTGATCATGAGTATTAAAGATGGCGACAAAGTAAAGATTCTTGGATGTCTCCAAGAGATTTCAAATTCGCTCACGCGCATTGAAGCAGAACGAGACCTCATCAAAGATATTCTGCAAAGAATGCAAGATGAGTTCGAACTTCCAAAGAAACTCTCTCGTAAACTGGCGAAGACTTATCACAAGCGCAACTTTGAAGAAGAAGTTGCAAGTCAGAACGACTTCGTGGAGATCTACGAAACGGTGGCTAAATAAGTCTGTTGGGGTGCAACGTTCTTTGTTGACGGCACAATCCGCCAGACTGCTCGCTGTGGGAGTTCACCTTCCCCACCCCATCTTCTTTATTATGAGGTTTTGTTATGAATGACTTGCTCTGGGTTGAGAAGTATCGACCGCGGACTGTTGCTGACTGTATCCTTCCTGACGAATTTAAATCTACTTTCCAATCGTATGTGGATCGAAAAGAGATTCCACATTTGCTTCTTTGTGGTGGTGCAGGTGTTGGTAAAACAACAATTGCAAAAGCACTCTGTGAGCAGGTTGGTTGCGATTACTTGTTCGTAAACGGATCAGATGAATCTGGTATTGATACATTCCGCACCAAAATTAAAAACTATGCTTCCTCAATGTCCTTCACAGGAACAAAGAAGGTTATCATCATCGATGAGGCAGACTATCTAAATCCAAACTCCACTCAGCCAGCCATGCGTGCTGCAATGGAGGAGTTTGCTCTTAATTGTACGTTCATCATGACTTGCAATTATAAGAGCCGCATCATTGAACCATTGCATTCTCGATGCGCTGTAATTGAATTCAAACTGCGCAAAGAAGATAAGCCAAAGATGGCAATGGCATTTATGAAGCGCACTGCAGAGATTCTCACTGCTGAGAAGATCCCATATGACAAAGCAGTCCTTGCTGAAGTTGTCAAGAAACATTTCCCTGACTATCGTCGAGTGTTGAATGAACTTCAGCGATATTCTGTCAGTGGTAAGATTGATGCTGGTATCTTAACAAGTCTGACCGATGTGTCCATTACTGAACTTGTAACTGCACTCAAGGATCAGAACTTTGGTTCAATGCGAAAGTGGGTTGCAGAGAATGGCGTTGAAGATCCGTCAAGAATGTATCGTAGAGTTTATGATAGTCTCTATGATGTGATGGATAAATCCACAATTCCAAATGCTGTTGTAATTCTGGCGAGGTATCAATACCAGTCTGCTTTTGTTGGCGATCAAGAACTCAATCTCACTGCGTGTTTGACTGAACTGATGGCGGAGTGTAAATTCGTATGAGTTACATTGCTCCAATTGGAGAAAACTCTAATCAAGTTAGAGGAAGTCGATTTGAAGAAATTGTGAAAAAAATTCTACTAAAGAGATTTGATGGAAACATTAAATCAATCGAAAAAGATTTCTATATCTCATCAAAAAAGATTAAAATTGATTTTCATATTATTACAAACAATAACACACTTTATTTCTTTGAAGCAAAATATCGTAATGGTAATAGAGGAAAGGGATTAACAAAAGAAGAAGCAACCAATGCACTAACCAATTACGCTACGATGCTTCAACGATATGCGCGCCGTAAAAAAATCAAAAAATATTATCTTGAATGTTATACAAATGGTATTCCAAAACCAGATAGTGCATGCGCCACATGGTTAAATGAACATATAGATATGGGAACCCTGCATAAGATACATCTTGTTGAGAATTGTGAAGAAGAAGTCGAAGCCAATTTAGAACAGGACACACTAAAGGAGTGGCTTGAATATGGCTGATCTATTTAAAGAACTGATTCCGTCTATTCTACAAACAAAGCAGTACGCTCTTCTCACAGATCAAGACGAACGATCTTATCCTGCATTTATGGTGAATCGTGCGCTTTCGTATCATCGAGATACGATTCTATTCGCCAACGAGATGAATCGTTTCTCTAGCCTTGATAATAAGATGAAGTATGATTTTCTCCTAAATATTGTTCGAGCCTCAAAAAGACCATATTCAAAGTGGTTCAAAAAGGCAGAAAACAATGATTTGGACGTAATCAAAGAGTATTATGGCTATTCAGATTCAAAGGCTGCAGAGGCTTTAAAGATACTTAATGATGAACAAATCGCTATGTTAAGAAAAAAATTATTCAAAGGATGATAACATGAGCGTTGAAAAATTGATTGAAGTTACACTTGATAAACAGGATGATTTCTTAAAGGTGCGAGAAACTCTAACTCGTATCGGAGTCGCGGCAAAGAACGATAACATTCTTTATCAAAGCTGCCATATCCTCCACAAACAAGGAAAGTATTACATCGTCCACTTCAAAGAACTCTTTGAGTTGGATGGTAAACCAAGCAACATTTCTGAAAACGATTTACAGCGAAGAAACACAATCGCGAATCTAATGGCAGAATGGGGTCTTGTGAAGTTGGTCAGTCCAGATAAAACAAAAGACAATGTTGCTCCACTTTCGCAGATTAAGATTCTTCC